GACTGAATACAGATCAAAAGGATCTAACTTCTACACTCAACCTGTCAAGACAAGGGAACGCGACAGGATGCACGAAAAAATGCAACAAGCCGTAAAGCTTCGAGATGAAGCTGCTTCGCTGAGGCAAAAGGCGAGAAATGCAAACAGAATGGCAGACAGGATAAAGCCTCCCGCTCCGCCGAAATCAAGCAATGGTAACAGCCGAATGGAAAGGGCGATACGAAATGAAGCGGCAGGCAGCACTTCATTTAGGCGAAATCCAAAGGGTTATCAAAAGAGAATCACGGCACTTACGGCACAAAAAATATACAAAACTGGAGACATAACCGGAGAGCTGTCTTTGCGGCACAGAGTAGGGCGCGGCTTCCGGCTCCCTCGCAGCCAGCGCCGCTAAACTAAACCACCCTCAACCCTCGCTCATGACCACCTCAACCCCCACCACCGCCATCGGCCGGATGCTGAAGCCAAAGCCCGGCCAGCGGCAGCTGCATAAGGTGATTGCCGTCAAGCCTGATGGCACTGTCTGCACTGTGATCAACCGGCAGATGTGACCACACCCAGCAGCCTGTACCGCAACGCAATCGACCTGAACCGCTACAGCAACAGCGTGGCGCGGCGGTTGATCAATGCCTATAACGACATCATCATCGACGCAGTGAATCAACTGCAGACGATTGATGAGGCATCAGCACCGGTGCAGGCTGCTCGGCTGCGGGCGATCCTTGCGCAGCTGAAGGCCAGCCTTGCAACATGGGCCGGTGATGCAACAGAACTGACTGCGCAGGAGCTGCAAGGCCTGGCGCTGCTGCAGTCGGAGTTCGTCACCGACCAGCTGCGGCAGGCACTACCAGCCGGCGCTCGTGATGCAGTGCGCACCGTGGAGATCAGCCCGCAGTTTGCGCAGTCTGTGGTCACCACCGACCCAACACAGCTCAATGTGGTGACGCTGAGCGATGACCTGTTCGCAGCAGTGCAAGGTGCACCGCAGACCTACAGCCTCACCGCCACGCAAGGCACGATGATCACGCTGCCGAATGGGCAGATCGTGGAGAAGGCCTTCCGTGGTATCGCCGAAGCGCAGGCGGAGCGTTTTGCACAGACTGTACGGAATGGCCTGCTGACCGGTGAAACCACGCAGTCGATCGCGAAGCGGCTGGTCGGCCGGCTTGAGTTCGGAGACACTGGCCCGCTATCGGTGCGCCAACTGCAAGCCGCCGGCGGTGAGCTGACCACTGTCGCCAACCATCAGGTGATGACGCTAGTGCGGACTAGCATCAACCAAGTGGCGAACACCGCCAGTCAGCAGGTGTATGAGGCGAATCAGGATATAACGAAGAAGTATAGATACGTGGCAACGCTTGACACGCGCACGAGTGCAATTTGCCGCGCTAATGATGGCCGAGAGTTTGAATACGGCAAGGGTCCAACACCGCCGCTTCATTTTGGGTGCAGGAGTACGACAGTTCCAGTTATCGACTACGAAGGCCTCGGGTTCTCACCACCACCACCCGGCAAGCGAGCCAGCATGAAGGGTCAGGTGCCAGCAGATACCAGCTACGGCGAGTGGCTGTATGGCCAGCCGAAGGCAGTGCAGGAGGATGTTCTCGGTAGTAAGGTGCCATACTTCCGGCAGTTGGTACGTAAGCACGGCGCCCGCGACGCAATGGCGAAGCTGGTGCGTGATGACGGGTCCGAACTAACCTTGGAGCAGCTACGCAAGCGGTATGGACCTGCCGAGCCTTAGGCATTTTCGCAGCGAGGGGATTTACTTCATCTCATCCGATCCGGTCGAGGCACTGCTGGGTGAAGCCTGGGTGCCGGCGCGTTACACCGACAAGGGATGGGCAACAGCAGACGGTTCTATGCTGCTGTCAGGTATCGAGGATTGGCGTTATGCCGTTGAAGAGGGGCAAATCGCAGGATGTGATCTCGGAGAACATCAGACGCGAGATCAAGGCCGGCAAGCCACGCAAACAGGCAATCGCAATCGCGTACGCAAAAGCCGGAAAGTCACGCAAAAAGAGGAAAGCTAAATGAAACGCGGTGATCGCGTCAGTTGGATGTATCAAGGTGTCCGCACCTATGGCCGTGTGGTTGGTATCGGTTCAGAACGCGCCACGATCCGCACTGCATCAGGCGGCACCGTAACCCGCGTCGGCACACCGGACGATCCGATCGTGCGCGTGAAATCTGAATCCACCGGCAACATGGTGATTAAGCGTCGGTCGGAGTTGCGCAAGTGATCACGTATCGCGGTGAACAGTTCGATGGCTACAACAAGCCAAAGCGAACACCGAAGCATCCTACCAAGTCGCACGCGGTACTCGCCAAGGAAGGCGATAAGGTGCGGCTGATCCGCTTCGGGCAGCAAGGCGTCAGCGGTAGCCCAAGGCGCGAAGGTGAATCAGCAGCCGCCAAAGCACGCCGCGCTGCATTCAAAGCTCGTCACCAGGCCAATATCGCCAAGGGCAAGATGTCCGCAGCATGGTGGGCAAGCACTACTAAATGGCTGGTGATAGGTGCACTTTTGACCGCTAACATGTAGCTGCACTTAACCCTGCGGGTTATTCATGTCTGAAGAGAACCAAGCTGCCACTGAGCCTGCGGCTCCGGTAGCAACACCGCCTGCTGCGCCTGCGCCTGCGGTTGATACGGAAGCACTGCAGCGCAGTGTAGAAGCACTGGAGCGCAAGAATAAGGAACTGATCAGCGAGTTGCGTGCTGCGAAGAAGCAACCAACCGTGCCCGATGGTGTTGACATCAATGAACTCCTGGAATTCAAGCGTCGCGCTGAGCAAGCTGAACTTGAATCACAAGGCAAATACACCGAAGCGCGGCAAGCTCTGGAGCAGCAGTTCCGTGAGGCGACGGCGCAAAAGGACCAGCGCATCACTGAACTTGAAGCACGCATCCGCGAACTGGAGCTGCTGACGCCTGCGGTTTCCGCACTGGCGGACATCGTGCATGATCCTGATCTGGTGCTCAAGACCAAGCTGGACAGCAACCAGATCGAGCGCGATCCCGACGGCACAGTGGTCGTGGTCAACGGCTACCAGCGCACGCCGGTTACCGAGTGGGCCAAGGCGACACTGCCGGCATGGATGCAAAAGCAACCGAAGCCGCAAGGGTCCGGTGCACCGATCGGTGCTAATGCCGTGAGCGACATCCCACCCGGCATCAAGAACCCCTTCGCCAAGGAAACCTTCAACCTGACTGAACAATCCAGGCTCTATCGCACGGATCGTGATCTGTACGACCGCCTAAAAGCAGCTGCTAAGCTGTAGCCAACCGGCTGCGCTGGTGTAATACGGGCTGCGCCCATCGCTAACAACAACTACTGAGGGCCATCATGGCAACTCTTCGATCGGACATTATTGTTCCTGAAATCTTCACCCCGTATGTGGTTGAGGCTGCCACCCAGCGCGATGCCTTCCTGGCCTCCGGTGTGGTGCAGCCCATGCCCGAACTTGACGCACGAGAAGGCGGGGACTTCATCCAAGTCCCATTTTGGAAAGCCAATCTCGGCGGTGACTTTGAAGTGCTGTCTGACAGCACCTCGCTGACACCCGGCAAGATTGAAGCCGACAAGCAGGTGGGCGTCATCCTCCACCGTGGCCGTGCGTTTGAATCGCGCGACCTCGCTGCCCTTGCTGCCGGCGCTGACCCGATGGCGGCTATCGGCGCCAAGGTGGCTGAATACGTCGCCAACCAACGGCAGAAGGATCTGATCAAATGCCTTGAGGGTTGCTTCGGCGCTCTCACCGGCGGCGACAGCCCTGCATTTGACGCGCTGCGCTTTGACACTTCCGGCGCTACCAGCCTCGGTCCCCGTCAGGTGGCTAAAGCTCGCAGCCTGCTGGGTGATCAAGGCGACAAGCTGACTGCCGTGTGTATGCACAGCGCCGTTTTCTATGACTTAGTGGAGCGCAAGGCCATTGATTACGTGTCCGCTGCTGACGTTCGCGCCACTGCTGACAGTGCAATGCCTGATGCCTTCGGCGGCAGCGTGGCTGCTGCTTACGGCGACGTGACTGTGCCCACTTACATGGGCCTGCGCGTGATCGTGTCGGATGATCTGGCACCCATCAGCACCAACTACCCGGTGTATTTCTTCACCACTGGTGCTGTTGCTTCCGGTGAGCAGCTGATGATGCAGACCGAGGTTGACCGGGACATCCTTAGCAAGTCCGACGCAATGTCAATCGACCTGCACTACTGCTACCACCCGGTCGGTGCACGTTGGACCAGCTCCACCGCTAACCCTGATCGCGACACGCTGGCTACTGTCGGCAACTGGTCGAAGGTGTACGAAACCAAGAACATTGGTATCGTGCGCGGCACTGTTACTTCCAACTTCTGAGGTACTGAACAATGAGCCAACCTTCCCAGTTTGAACTGTCCACTGAGCAGTATCTGACCGCTACCCACTACATCTCCGGCTCTGTCGCTGATGTTGCGTTCTGGACTGCTCCGGTGGATTGCGAAGTGGTCGGCATCCGCGAGGTGCACGCCACTGCCGGTGATGATGCTGGCGCTGTAACCGGCACCATCCGCCGCTGCCAAGGTACTGAAGCCGCTACTGCCGGTGATGACCTGCTCGGCACCACCAAGATCAACTTCAAGGGCACTGCTCTCACTGAGCAAACTCCTGCGCTGACCGGCACTACTGCCAGCCTCAAGCTGGACGCTGGTGATCGTCTGTCGCTGGATGTGACCGGTACCACCACCACTCTGGCTGGTGTGATCGTTACCGTGCTGCTGAAGCGGATCTGATGGGGATGCTCGCCTTCCGGCGACTGCGCGAACAACAGGCTGCTGCTGCTAAAGCGGCAGCCTCTTTTTCAACAGATGCAGAGCCAACTACACTGAATCAACCGGAGCCCACTGATGGCGATCACGCTAGTGGCCACACCAGGGGCCGCCGACGCAAATACATACCTGACGCTAGCGGCAGCTGAGGCCATCATTGATGGTTTCGTGCAAGATGCTGATGTTCTGGCATGGGCATCAGCAACTACCGATGAAAAGAACCGCGCACTAGCTAGTGCAACGCAACGGCTTGACCGTGAGCGGTTTCTTGGTGCACGTGCCACTGATACGCAATCACTGCAGTGGCCGCGCACTGGTGTACGCAAGCCGGACACCTACATCAACACCTATGCGGTTGGGTTCCCGTTTCGGATCACCACCGACTACTACACCGACACTGAGATCCCCGATCGCATTCAGTACGCGCAATGCGTGCTGGCGGTGTACCTGAACAACAACCGCGAGGGACTTGGCCTCAGCGGGATCGAGGACTACAAGAGCGTCAAGATCGGCAGCCTTGCGATTGAGACTGCCGGCGCTAGCAGCATGGCAACCGGCGCGGATCGTGTGCCGCCGATTTTTGAGCGCTATCTGACCGGTCTTAGAATAAGTGGACCAGGTAACTTTGCTATCCGCCGGAGCTGATCATGCCGCTAATTTCACCCGCTGGATCTGATGTTAGTTTTCAGCGGCGGCCGGATGGCACTTACGCGCAATCTGTCGAACCCCTTGGTATCCCCGCTGTCGCCCGCCAGCTTTCTGCCGGTAGCGCCAGCGCTAACACCGCGCTGACCAGCACCTGCCAGCGCATTAGCGTACGTGCTGTTGGTGCTGACATCCGCTATGCCATCGGCAGCAGCTCCCAGACTGCATCAGCAGCGTCGCACTTCATCGCCAACGGAGAACGGCTTGATCTGGCGGTGCCTGCAACGCCAAACATTGCCGTGATCCGTAATGCCAGCACTGACGGCACCTTGGAAGTAACGGAGCTGATCTGATGAGACTGAGCGGAACAAAAGCGACCGCCATCCATCAATATCGCGGCCTTGGCAACCAGCTCTGGGATCTGGCGGGTAACCGCCCCAGCCTTGATCTACGTTTTGCCGACAGCAAGTCATTAGTTGACGCCACTACTGGCACCACGCTTGTTGACTTCACCCGCGCCA